CTCCGTTGATGCTGGCCTTCTCGGCTCCCGGCCTGCTGGTCGCTGCGGCCTACGACATCAACAAGCGGTTCGGTGGTCGCTGGACCGAGCGCGCCGAGTGGATGACGGGCGCGATCTTCGGAGGCATAGTGTGGGCAGCGGCGTCGTGAACGATGTCGGACCTGGAGGACGAAAAGTGGACCATCGGATCTCCAAGATGGAGCGACGCCAAGCCCCTCGTTCGTGGATGGATGTCGAAGGTGTCCGAGATTGATCCCCGCGAGTTCGGTCGCTTGGAGGCCGAAGTAAAGGCCCTGACCAAGTGCGTCGAGGAGATGTCCGCCGACCTAAAGGCAGTCAGGAGCGCGCTTGACGCCGCTGGTGGAGGGTGGAGAGTATTGGTTGCCGTTGGCGGGTTAAGCGGGGCTGTCACGGCTGTTGTGGTGAAGTGGATGCCATTCTTCCCGCTTCGTTAGGAGGGACTATGGAGGGTCTTCTTTTCCTTGTGCAGGACAGCCAGCCGCTGTGCCTGCCGCTGGACCGGATCGAAACGGTCCTCAAGGACTACCATGAGAGCGCCTTCGTCGCCGGGCGCATGGCAAATGGCAACGTGCTGGTGATCTACACTTCCCGCAGCGGCTCCTGGACGCTGGTCATCGTCGCCCCCAACGGCATCGCCTGCGTGGGGCCGATGGGCGGGGAGTTCCGCCTCATGGGCAGGGGTGCCTGATGCCAAACCCCGGTATCGGCAAGGCAGAGGGCCTTCGCCGCGTAGAGATGATCGAACAATGCCTCCGGGAGGGATTCGTTCCCCCCGGCCACTACCCCAAGGTGGGCCAGAGGGCAGCGTTCGCGGAGGCCATGTCGCGCCTCGATCTCTTCATCCATGGGCGTCAGGACAACATCCGTGCCATTGAGCGGGCAGCCGGTCGCAAGATCGACTGGTCGCTCTGCACGGAGGTCTCGCCTCCATCCCCACCGCTGGAGCCGCGCTACGACCCGCCCTTCATCCCCGCCTCGGACATCCCGGTCGAGAAGCTGATCGACAAGCTGGCAGAGGGCTACGAGCGCAAGGCCCGGCATGAGGCTGCCAAGAAGTGGATGCGCTTCAACCTCCGCGACGATGGCCCCTACATGCTGGCCGTGGTCGGGGATCCTCATCTGGATGATCCTGGCTGCAACTGGCCCCTGCTGAAGCGCGATGTGGAGTTGATGCGCCGACCCCATGTCCACGCGATCTGCTTGGGAGACGTCACCAACAACTGGTCCGGGCGTCTGGTGAAGCTCTACGCGGAGCAGCCGACCACCCGCTCGCAGGCATGGCAGTTGGCTGAATGGTTCTTCCGGGCCGTGCCGTGGATGGTCATCATCGCTGGCAACCATGACTTGTGGTCGAGTTCTCACGGCAACGGAGACCCGCTTGACTGGATGGCTCGCGGCCATGCGGTGAAGGAGGACTGGATGGCCCAGTTTGAGGTCGCCACGCCCTCGGGCCATGCGCTCAAGGTGGATGCCCGGCACGACTTCAAGGGATCGTCCATCTACAATCCCGTCCATGGGCTGATGCGGGCGCACAAGTTCTCCTCGGGCGAGGCCGACATCCTCTGTGCCGGTCACCAGCACCATGCGGAGATCTATCAGGGGCAGGACGCTGACAAGGGGCACAAGCCCTTCTGGCTGGTCCGTGCGCGGGGCTACAAGCACATTGACAGCTTTGCCGCCATGCACCAGTACGCCTCGCAGGCGAGCAACTACGGCTCAACCGTGGGCATCGTCGTGGACCCGGCTCGGGGCAGCGTGAATGCCTACACGGACTTGGCAGAGGCGTCCGAGATCCTGGAGGCCAAGCGCGGGAGGGCCAATGCCAAGGCGTCGCGTAAAGTACGATGACCCCGACTGGCATGAGGTAGGGTCGCACCTTGGCGAAGCGTTCGCGGGCAACATCGCGGAACTCCGCTCGTCGGACCCGCCGGGGAGACCGTTTGAACCCCAGCGAGGCCCCCTCGGGTTCTGCGTGGACCCCGCTGCCTATCGGAAGAAGCGTCGTCGTAAGGTGGATTCCAAGGGATGACCCAACCCCTGATGGATGGCACGATCTCGCCGCCGACAACCGACACCACGGACGCCATAGCAGGCTCGTACAGAGGGCCGACGCTGGCGATGATCTACCCCTCCCACAACACGAAGACCCCCATTGCCGTGGCCGTGCAGCGCGACGGGGTGCTGGTCGTGGCGCAGATCACCCTCCAGCACGCAGCCGGTCTGGCGGCAACCCTCGCTCACCTCGTCGCAACCGAGATTGAAAGGAACCGTAATGGCATTCGGACTTGACGATGCAATAGCCGCTGGCCTCAAGGTCATCGACAAGTTCGTGCCCGACCCCGCCGCCAAGGCGAAGGCAGAGGCTGAACTGCGGGCTGATCTTCTGGCCTCTGACAGGGCGCAGATGGAGGTCAACAAGGCGGAAGCGCAGACCGGCAGCCTGTTCATCGGCGGCTGGCGTCCTGCCATCGGGTGGGTGCTGGCGGCAGCCGTAGCGTACACCTACCTCATCGTGCCGGTGGGGATGTGGGTTGCCTTCGTGGTCGGCAAGCCCATCGCCAAGCCCCCGGTTCTGGACGCCAACCTCTGGGAACTAATGTTCGCCATGCTGGGCCTTGGGGGTCTCAGGACGTTCGAGAAGATCAAGGGAGTGGCAAGCAAGTGAGCCGGTTCGACGCCTGCCTGCGCGAGGTCCTGCGGCATGAGGGTGGGTGGTCAGACCACCCCAAGGACCCCGGCGGTGCGACCATGCAAGGGGTAACGCTCCGCACTTACTCCAAGTGGCTTGGCAGGGATGCGACCAAGGACGAGCTACGCAACATCCCGGCAGCGCATCGCGACACGATCTACCGCACCCAGTATTGGGATGCCGTGAGAGCGGGGGATCTGCCTCCGGGCGTGGATCTCGCGGTGTTCGACATGGCCGTGAACAGCGGCCCCTCCCGTGCGGCAAGGACGCTACAAGCTGCGCTTGGGGTACAGGTGGACGGGAAGATCGGCCCCCAGACGATTCAAGCCGCCAAGGTTGTCCACCCCAGCGGCTTGATCTCGGACTACTGCGACTCGCGTCTGGCGTTCTTGCGGTCGATTGCGGGTTGGGAGACCTTCGGCAAGGGCTGGAAGAAGAGGGTGGAGGATGTGCGCTCAGTTGCCACCAAGATGGCTACTGAGGATTAACCGAAATTCCACTTGAGGCCGCAGTCTTTGGAGACCTGTTGGGCGTTGAGAAGGAAGGCTGCTGTGAATTCCGACCCAGAGCCAGTTTCCTCTACCGCATCATCGTGAGCATACTGGAGGGATTCCAGAATGTTCCGATTGTGGGCAAACGGCTTCATCCGGTTGTATGAATACACGGAAGGGCTTAGCTCCTTAACTGCTTTGCCGAATACGTGTTCCGGGCGCTTCTTGAAGTAGGCGTCGGGGATGAGCCAGCCCACCACGCACTTCAGGGTGGTGTCCCCCTTCTCCATGCGGTAGGCGCACCCCTTCTTGGGCCGGTAGGCGGGGCAGCCCTGCTTGATGACTTGGCGCACAGCGTAGTCAAATTGGCGCTGTATCTCAGCCTTGGACATGCTTAGGACTCCTCATGGTGGGGAACATCCCTAAGATTTGGGAGAGTTCCTTCTGGATTTCGGGAAGTTCCTTGACGTAATCAAGGAGGCGAGATCGCCCTAGGGCCGCCTGCACCTTGGGCATCAAGGTGGATAGGAGGTGGGCGAGGGCCTGAGTACGCTGGCGCTCGTTCTCCAACTGGAGTTCAATGTGACGCTTCGCCTCCTCCAGCCTAACGATCTGCGCCCACAGGTTTTCGATTTCTGACTTCTCCTTCATTGAACCCTCCACACCCTGATCCCAAGCCCATTGACCTTGGAAGCAACGAACCGCTTCCGGTGCCTCTTGGCGTAGTTGAAGGCCGCATTCCTGACCGACTGCTGCCGTGCCAGTTCCGTCGTCTTGACGAGGAACGACTGACCGATCTCCATCCTGTGAAAGGGATAGATCGCCGCCCGCCCCTCGCGATCCGGCGGGGGAACGGGCACCTCGTCAAAGACGATCTCAGATGCGTCCACGACTGTTCGCGCTTTGGGTTTGCCAGACATCTATCACTCTCTCTCTCCACGCGCGTTCATGCCTGAGCTTCTCTGCCAGGACGAACGCATCTCGCTTCTTCTTCATGATCTCGGCGTAGGCAACGGAGGCTAGCGCCTCCGCCTCCTTGTCAGCCGCGCGAGGAAGTTCGGACTTGAGGTACTCTGCTGCGTACACGGTCTTCGCCATGTCTTGCAGGAACTCGTAATCCGCCCTCGCCTCGGCAGAGGCCACCCCGATGTCCTCCAGCTTGTCGAGGTGGGCCTGTATCTGGTCGTCACGGAACATCAGAACGGCATCTCGTCGTCCATGTCATTCCTTCCCCTCTGCTGGCGCTGGGGCTGGGGACGACCGCCGCCGCCAGCATCCCGCTCCTTCGGCTCGGAGAGGACGATCACGACCTTGCCATCCTCGCTGCGGTGGAGCGGGAGGTAGTCGAGGAACAGCGTGTAGCCGCTCCCGGACTTGGACGGGAAGGCGCTCCCGATCTTCGTCCAGTAGGTCTTCTGCTTGTCCTTGCCGGGCACCCCGGCGATTGCGTCGAGCCTCATGTTCTCACTCCTCTTCCTTGCTGTTGAACGAAGCGATGAGCCGATCCTTGACGGCCATCAACTCGGTGTAGCCAGCCTCGCTGGCCTCCTTGACGGCTAGGATAGCCGCCTTGTTGGAGAGCATGACCTCGGCCAGTTCCGTCGCGTCCTTGGCAGCGTTCATGGCGTCGCGGACACGCTTGAACTCCGACCGGGCATCCGGCTTGGCGGGCGGGCGGTCCTTCATCGACTGCACGGTGTTGCCGTCAGCGCCGTTCGCGTCGTCATCCTCCTCGGCAGCGAGGCCAAAGAAGGACGCGATCTGGTAGCGCCGGGCGAAGGTCATCAGACTGCCCATCTCCTGCATCTTGACGATGCGGCTTTGATCGAGCGGCATGCAGGTGCTGACCATGCCACCCCCACCGTGGAAGAGGCGCAGGCACATGACCATGCCATCCTCGCGCTTCTCCAGCGTCTGTGTGAAGGCCAGCCCATTGGCCGACAGGGCGGGCCTCACGATGTCTAGGATCGCGTCCAAGGTCGCATACGCGAACTTGTAGCTGCCACGGTCGCTCTTGACCGCAACCTCGCGGTTCTTGACCGGGTTCGCCATGCCACCCTGGGCCTTTGCCAGCGCAGCGTAGAGCAAGCCCTGCTTGTCGATGTTCTCGTCCATGTTCATCCCTCCTTATTCTGTCTGACGATATCTTGTATGAAAAGAAGCCCGCCGCTGACGCGGAGGTAACCCCGCTTGTCTCGCGTGACTTTGATCCCATGACCAGACGCCGACCGAACATCGGCTGGGATCAACTTCTTGATGGCCTTGTCGGCCTTCTCAAATCGGTCGGCGTGGTCCTTGGTTGTCCACCATTCGTGAGCCAAGTCGGCCCACTCGTTATTCCCGGTCATGTCCACCGTGCGGGTGGCTGCTGGCGGCGCGACAATGGCGATCTCTCCGGGTGGCATCTTCAGACGGACGCACTCCCAGAACTCGCGTTCGGCTTCGATCAGCTTGCCCGCGTACTCCAGGTCGTAGTCCACCTCGACGTAGTCGTACTCGTTGCCGCTAATGACCGAGAGGTATGCCTTCGTCACGCGCGCGCAGATCATGTTGTGGTGAAGCTGCGGCTGATACTTCGCCAGCGTCGCGGCGATGCCAAAGCGATGGCTAACGTGCTTCGCCTCAACGATGCATCCGATCCCGGCGCCATCCAGCGTCGCCGTCATCGGCACGGAGTAGGCGTCGTTGGCGCAGGACACTCCGCGCTCCAGAGCGATCCCGGTCTTCTTCTCGAACCAGGAGAGGTTGAAGTCCTCGGTGACGGTGCCAAGCTGCACCGCAAAGACATCCGATAGATCTTCCGGCTCTCCGCCGGTCTTGAACTTCCACAGGTCGAGGATCTTCTCGCGATCCCCCGACATGATGATGTTGGCATCCGACCCGCCGATGCTTGACCGGCGTCTGGCGTGCCATTCCGCGCCCTTCTGTGCTGGCAACATGGTTCCCTCCTGTTGTTGCGTGTGCAGAATGTATGTGCGTTTGCGAGAAGTCAAGCGTCTTTCTGCATTCGCACGATGGTCTCGGCGCTGAGTTCATACGGGCGAGACGCCAGCATCCTCGCGCGGGTCTCGTAGCGTTCCTTGCCGCTGATCCAATGCTCTCGGTCGATGGAAAGGGCCTCCGGGATCGGACGCTGCAACACGATGCACCTCGCCGTCGTCAGCCACGCCCTGCGCTCGAATCCATCAAGTCCAGAGTGCATGCAGTCCCATAGCTCTGGCTCTGTCGCTCCCAGGCGTCGTGCGGCTTCCTGCAAGCTGGCCGCATGGAACTCTCGGGTTCGCGCAAGCAGCCGCCGCTTCTCGATCTGGATCTCTTTGTTGTTCTCCACATCCTGCACCGCTTCGGAGTCCACCTTGTGCGGGACTTCCTCCGATTGTGCGTTGGTCTCGTCGTCGTCCAGCCACCGCTGTGCGTTGATCCAGGTCGCGGCGTGTGCGATGTATTGCTTGTCCGTGCCTCTCTTGGCGGCAGCGTAGCGCCTCGCGCCCTCTAAGATGTCGGTGGGGCGCATCTTGAGCTTCTCGACTGCCTTGGCCCATGCCTTCTTGGCGGCCTCCTTGCTCTTGCGAAGCGGGTAGACGGCCCAGAAGGCGTCGAAGTCAGGCTCAATGGCCTGTCCGGTGAGATCCTTCATGTCACATCCTTCCTGCGAGGAGATCGCGGGCGAGGGAGGGTGCATCCCAGAAGCCGTCGCCCTCCACGATGCGCTGGAGACCGGCGCGGAGGCGGGCGATCTCCTCACGAAGGGCATCTCCTCCTGCCAGAGCGTCGCTCCGTGCCTGCTTGAGATGATCGTTCTCGACGCGCAACGTCACGATCTCGGATGCAGCTTTCCACTCAAGCTGGATGTCAGCGGAGTCGCCGAATTTCTTGGCCTCGATTGTTGCCTGCTGTCGCAACCGTTCCACGATGTCGTCGCTCATGGCTTGGCCTCCCTCATCTCGCGGCAGATACGCCGCAGTTCCTCGACTTGCGCTGCGCGCTCGGTGTCGCGGTCCATCCCAGCCGCCCGCGCCGCACACTCCGCCCACTCCGCCACCCGCCCCGCCGCCGCCCGCCCCGCCGCCGCCCACAACGCCGCCCACGACTCCGCCGCCTCACACGCCGCCGCCGCCGCCGCCCGCCCCGCCGCCGCCCACGCCGCCGCCGCCAGCGAACGCGCCGCATTCAACTCCTTGTCGCTCGCTTCGCCGCGCGCATGACGCTCCGCGACATCGAGAGCGGCGACACTGCGCGGATCGGTCATCAGATGCTGGACCCGCCGCGCGCACCAGACCGCATAGAGCCGGATCTCCCGGTCGCAGCCCTCCGCGGCGCGCAGGCACCACAGCGCGTCGTCTAAGCCGTTGTAATCGAGGATGGTGTCGATCCACAGAGGCTCGTCGTCGGCTGCGGTTTTCCCCAGACGGCGCAGCAGTTTCTCCCATCCGTCTCGGCATGGGCCATAGGTGCGGATTTGGTTGAGCGTGGTCCTCATGGCCCATCCTCCTCGCGCATGGCCCGCACCACTTGCAGAAGATCCTCGTTGTTGGCCGCACCAAACGAGAGCATGCGCTCCAAGTCTACGGAGTGAGCGAGCATCTTCTCGTTGTGTGCGCGGACGCGGATGATCTCGTCCACGGCATCGTCCATGACCTCAATCCGCATCTTCTGCATGAAGTTCAGTTTTCGAAAGATATCGTTCATCGCCCAGCCCCCTCGTTGATCTTGCTGACGGCATCCCAGCACTCCTCGGACACCAGATCGTCGATGCGATCTAGGGTCGCCTGCCAGTCGTCCGCGATGTCGCCCTCGCCCACCTCGTCCACCTCGCCAGCGATGGCATCACGCAGGCGGGCCATGGTCGCGGAGAGTTCGCGCTTGGCGATGGCCTTGGCCTTGTCGATCCGCTCGGCAGCGCGCAGGCACTCGGTCTGGTGCTGCTCGGCGTCGCACACTCGGTAGTATTCCTTCAAGTGCATATTCCCCTCCTCACATGAACAGTCCCAAGGCGATGAGCAGGGCGCTCATCACCAGCATCAGCCAATGGACTTCGCGCATGTCGCCTCCAGCAGCTTCTGCTGCGTAGCCACGATCTCGCGCAGGATCTCGTTGGCCGCGCGATGAACGGCGAGTTCGCGCTGGTCGTCCATCCGCAAGAGGATCTGCTTGGCGAGCATATCTCGAAGCACTCCCTCGGCGCTCATGCCCCCGCCTCCTTCGCGGCCTGCGCGGCAACCTCGGCCAGTCGCTTGGCCTGCTCCGGGTCCATCATCAGCGAGAGTTGCCCCACGTTGACGCTCACGAACGCGCGGCGGTCCTCGGCAGCCGGATGCACTCGGCTGCTGATCTCTTCCTTGTAGATGCTCACCATGATCTGCATGGTCATCCCTCCATCTTCTGAAGCTGGCGCTCAAGGTCGGCAATGCGCTGGTGCGCCAGCAAATGATCCAGCGACTGCGGGTCCAGATCCCGTGCGAGTTCCACACGCAGAGCGATGCGCGTGCGAAGCGTTCCAGGGGTCTGGGTGATTGTTGACTTGTAGCCGTTGCTCTTCATGGTCCCTCCTTCGTTTCGATTGCGTTGATCCTGCGTCCTATCCAGGACATCACCGGCACGGCCATGCTGTTCCCCAGCGCCCGATAGCGCGGCCCATCTGGACACTCGCTCGCCACCCTGCCGCGCCATGGGATTGCGGTGTAATCGCCAGAGAAGCCTTGCAGCCTTTCGCACTCGCGCACAGTAAGCCTTCTAGGGCGTCCGCAATGAACAAGTATCCTGCCGCTCGTTGCATCCTGTCCGTTTAGGCCCCCGCCCATGTGCGCGCCATCGCTCAACGTCCCGCAGATCGTATCGCACCACGAGGGCGGCGCGCCGCACTTTGGGCAATTCTCACTTGGCCCGTCCTGCTCCCATGCCACTCCACATCCGAGACAGCGGATCTCATCCAGTAAGTCAGCCGCCAATCCATCTTTTGCTTGGACCTTCGCAGGAATCCTCGACATGCCTTCTCGCTCAAGAAGAACCGATGCGGCACGACGCCAGTCTCCAAGATGTCCCACAAGGAACACGCGACGGCGCCGCTGTGGAACTCCGAAGTATTGAGCGTCCAGCACTCGGTAAGCGAACCCATACCCGAGTTCTGCCATGCCCCCGACGATGGAGCCAAAGTCTCGTCCGCCAGACGACGACAGGACACCGGGGACGTTCTCCCAGACCAGCCATCGGGGCCGTGCTCGTTGAGCAAGGCGAAGAAACTCAAGTGCCAGGTTGCCACGATCATCTGCCAGTCCGCCTCGCAGTCCCGCGACGCTGAAGCTCTGGCAGGGGGTTCCTCCGACAAGAAGGTCAATTGGGCCATACTCGTCTCCCTTGATCGTCGTGAAGTCACCGTGGCAGGGAACATGAGGGTAGTGATGCGCCAGCACGGCGCGCGGGAACTTCTCGATCTCGCTGAAGAAGGAAGGCTCCCAGCCAAGCGGGTGCCATGCGACCGTGGCCGCTTCGATCCCGCTGCATACCGATCCGTACCTCATGGTCCCTCCTCTAAAGCAGCGCCCGTGTATCACGTTGTGGCTATGTGTGTCTTGCGTTTATTGCAGGGCGTCATGCAGGGGGTGCATACCGGCATCACTTGCCGCGCCAGTCGATCTGGTCGCTGTTGCCCTTGCCCAGGTTGCAGGGCGCGCAGAGGATCTGGAGGTTGTCGAGCGATAGCTGGAGGTTGGGGTACAGCGAGCGCGGCTTGATGTGGTCAACGTGCATCTGGACGTTGTTCGCCGGTGTCGCGCCACACACGGCGCATCTGCGACCGTGCTTCTTGAGTGCCTCGTACCTGACGCAAAGCCACTCAGGGCTGTTGTAGAACCCCTTCCTCTTGTGCTTCGGATTGCGTCGCTTCTTGCCGCGAAACTTGTTTTTCAACTTGCTGCTCGGGTCCGCGTAGTCGGCAACCGTTCTCCAGTCCACGGACAGGGGATCAAGCATCACGATGCTATCGGGAAGGTTCCAGCGCCTCTTGCATATCTCGGCAAGCAAGGCGGGGTTGGCGGCTAGCTTGCTCGACATCGCCACATCGTAGCCCGCTCGCTCCAGGGAAGTGATGATGCGGTAGCGATGCTCATGCTCAGAATTCTTGAGTCTTTTCAGCATCTTAAACCCTCTATTCGGTTGGTGAGCGGACGCAGTTAGCCCCCCTACTCCAAAGGGTGTTCTCTGAAGTAGGGGAGCTAATTCTGCTATTCGGTCGGAGCCGCATCAGCAGATCGAAACGAGGGCCAACTTTTCATTGGCGGGCGGGTTAGGTTCTCCCATTGCTCCTCGTAGCCCAGGCCTCTCAGCCTCTAACGGGTGACCATGCGACCTTTCGATCAGCCGCATGGTTCATCGGATCTTTATCCATCACTTTCCCCGGCAGACCATTTCTGGTGGCACAAGGTGATCCCGCAGTCCTGCTGTCTAACCCTATCGGGCGCAGAGCGGAGCCGGTGGACGGCCATCCTTGCATGGTTTGGATCACGGGTGTATCTACACCGCATGACCAAGCCGTGCGAGGCTATGGTCCGCGACGCTGGAGGGGTCAACCTCGCAACGTCAGGGAGCCGGTGGCGACGAACCATCGGCTCCCACACCCTACACAACGGCCCGGATCGGTCAACCCCCTATCGCGGCAGTCCGATGTCACGGTCCAGCACCTCGCGCAGGCGCGCATAGATCTCAGCCTCCTTGGGCTTGCGGCAGACGCGCAGGCTATTGGCGACCGTGGAGTGTTGGGTCTTCCCCATCAACTGCGCGATCTCGGGCACGGTCAGGGCTGGCAAGAACTCGTAGGCCAGGGCAGTCGCGAGGTGCCTAGCTTGCAGCACCTCACGGGTTCTGCGCCTTCCACGGATTGCCTCTGCCGGGACGCCCTGGTCGGCGGCGACGGCTGCGACGATGGCGGATAGCTTCTGTTCTTCTGTCATTGGTCCCTCGGATGCGATCCCCTTTCGCGGCAGTCCCATGTAAGGGGCGGCTGCTCGCGCGCGGGAAACGCCTTTTTCGCGTGTGGGGTGGGGTGGACGGGCAGGGCCATGGGGCGACCCTGTCCATTGGGCGGCTGGGGCGGGGGATAGGGGCGCGTTGCCGCGCCCCCTGCCCGTTAGCGCCCCCAGCCGCGAAGGCGAACCGCGCCAGCATTTGGGTCTTTCCATCCGGCGGTCGCGGCGATGTTCGCGGCGTCTTCCGCATCGCGCCATGCGCTTGCTAGCTCGCCCCAAGCGGCCTCGCCTTCGCGCGCCATGTCCGCCAGGTGATGCGCCGCTTCATAGTCCCATGGATACACGTCAGCCTTGTGGAGGCTTTCATACGCCGCTTTCCGCGCCCGTTCCGTATCTTCCTGCGAGGCGAACGCGCCACCATCAATCCATTCAATCGAAAGACCCATTCTTCCCTCCAATACCCGGACCATCCGGGCTTCCTAACGCCCTAAGCCCGGCCCGCGATTGCGGGTCCGGGCTGGCGGGGCGCTGGGGCGGCTAGTCTATGGCGCGATCCAGCGTCAGCCCGTGGTTCTCAGCGCAGAGTTTGATGCGCGGAACGGACTGTAGCCATGTCGCCTCGAGCATGCGCAAGTAGCCGTCATGGTCAGTCAGTTCCCATGCGCCGAAGCGCCGGGCAACGTCCCATACGTGCGGCTTTCCGGTTTCGTCTTTGAGGCGAATCTTCATGGTTTCCCTCCACTAGCTGGCGCAGCGCGCCAAGATCAGCAGCGCGATAACGACGTAGAGCGCGAGATTGGCGGCGACGCGGATCATTGGTTTGCCGCTTTCGAATAGTCGAGGCCCGGCGCGGGCGTCATGTCCCGCGTCACGCTATCGAGGAACGGATCATGCGCGCCTCGCCGGAACGATACGGCCCGGCATCCATGTTCGGCGCTCCACGCGGAACAGTTCCGCTTGATGGCCATTTCGTCGCCGCCATCGCGCAAGCGTTCCATGATCCATTCGAAGTCGGAATTTTCCATGTGATAGACGGCACGAACGGCTGCGGCGATAGCGTCGCCAAGCGTGTCGCCTTCAAAGTATGCCGGGCGGTATTGCCCGAGAAAGGAAATCCCTACTGTGAACATGGTTTGTCCCCCTTACAGGATTGCGTTGATCACGAAAGCGGCGATGCCAGCGCCAGTTGCCGCGAACCCGGCGGCGATGAACGGCGCGCCGAGACGCCAAGCCTCCACCGCCCAGCGCAGCGAGAGGCTGGCGATCAGGGCGGGGGCGATTAGGGCCAGGGCGAGGGTCAGGGCGCTCATTGGCGCAGCGCCGCAATGAGGCGACGGGCCATGTCCAAGGCCTCGGCGCGAGATATTGCCGGAACCGCGCTTGCGATCGTGGCGGCTATTTCCGCCTGCGCCCGAGCTACGCGATCGTGCTGGTTGATTGTCCTAGTTTCCATCTTTCCTCCAGGCCGGATCATCCGGCTACACGCGCGTGATATAGAGTGTATGGGCGTGGTGCAAGTGTTTAGTGTTGAAGGGCGTCGGTTTCCTGCCTTGCGCTAGCTCATAGCTTCGGGCCGCATCTTGGCACGGGCATTGCAAGGGGCGGATGGCGGTCGAGGATGGCGGGGGGCGCGGTAGAGAAAAGGACCACAAAGGCCCGCTACCTCTACGTCCTACAGGGGATAGATAGAGGGGAGCTACGCTAGGGGGCGCTGGCCCCAATAGCGGCCCGTGCCGCCAGACAGTAGCTGACAACGCAGGATCGGGAGACCCTTGAAAAGCACTCCACCCCCAATCGTCCCCGTCCCTGTCCCACCACGTTACACTATAACTCGGCCTCCTAACCTTCCGCACCGCAGCTACCGCACCGCAGCAGGGCCCGGCCCAGATCGCGGCCCATGGCGACCGGCATCATGGCGACAGGCCGGGTAGCTCACCGCGGCGGGCCATGGCGTGCTGGCGTCCTAGCGACAGGCCGGGCAGCTAGCGGCGCTGGCATCAGGGGGCGGGGGGCGGCTTCGAGCGGCAGGCGGACGAGACCCCCCCGGCTTGGGGTTTTCGCGATCTCACACGCGGGCGCGAAGGCCATGCCCCCACGCGCCTAACTGGGTGCTTGCTGGCTCCACCAGAAAAAAATACCCTAGGGTATGCCCCTGACTGTGCAGGACTCCGAACCTCTCCCCTCTGAGCGGATGCCTGCCTTGGATGAGGGGGTGGTGCGGATGCTGTGGGAGGCTGGGGCGTCTTGGACGTACATCTCCAAGCGGCATCCTGTGACGAGGAGGAGGTTGAGGGAATTGAGCGAGGATTGGGACGGGGAGAAGAGGGCGGCTTCCTTGGTAGCAAGGGGGCATACGAACTCTGCGCCTGTTGGGACGGTTCCCGAGGCGAGGACGGCTGACACCAGCACGGTGGAGACTTGGCTGGCGGCCATAGGGAAGATTGTGAAGCCTAGGTGGGATGAGGCTTCTTTTCCGCTGCTGGAGGTTGCGGAGGCTTTGCACAACATCACCCGTGGGATGCCGGTTGCCTTGGCTTGCGAGGCGGCGGGGCTGACGGATCGGGTGGTGCAGAAGTACCGCAACCAGGAGCCGCGTCTTGAGGGCTATTTCCGGCGGGCGAGGGCGCTGAGTGCGAAGCCGCTGGTCGAGAAGATCATGGGGAACCCGGACTGGCGCGCGGCGGCTTGGCTGCTGGAGCGGGGGATCGCGAAGTCGGAGTTCAAGGCCGAGGCCGTTGGCAAGGAAGACAAGCTGACGATTGAGATCATGGTGAACCGCGAGGACAAGGACGCCTTGCGCGGGGTCATCGATGTGACGGAGAGCGCGAATGGCGCAATGGTCATTGGGCTACCAGCCGAGCGAGAAGCAGAGGATCTTCCACGCGGTCAAGGCTAGGCAGGTCCTCTACGGGGGCGCGGCGGGGGGCGGGAAGAGCCATGCGATCCGCATGGATGGGATCATCTCCTGCCTGCAAAACCCCGGCTTGCAGGCCTACCTCTTCCGCCGGACCTACCCGGAACTCAAGGACAACCACCTCATTCCCATCCAGCAGATGGCGATCCCTCCCGAGGTGGCGATTTGGAAGGAAACCGACCGGAAGCTGACGTTCTACAACGACGCCTTCCTCCAGTTCTGCTTTGCCGAGGACTTGGCCGACATCTTCAAGTACCAGGGCGCGGAGATGCATTGGCTGGGCATTGACGAGGGGGCGCTCTTCCTCCCGGATCAGTTGAAGTTCCTCCGCACCCGGGTGCGCCTTGGCCGCTACAAGGCGGCTCAGGAGGAGGTCTTCCCCCGCATCGTGATCGGCAGCAATCCCGGAGGCCCGTCCCACAACCTCCTGCGGGACATCTTCATCGAACAAGCCCCGCCGATGCACTTCTTCCACGACAAGACGACCAAGACCAAGAACTCGCCGGGCTGGAGGAGCATCTACATCCCCGCGAAGATGGACGACAACCCGCACCTGGATGTGGACAGCTATGAAGGATCGTTCACCGCCCTCTCCCCCGAGCGGGCCAAGGCACTACGGGACGGCGACTGGGATGTGGTTTCGGGAGCAGCCCTATCCATGCTCGACAGGGGGAGGCACATGGTACGGAGCTTCAAGCCCCCACGACATTGGACCCATCTCATGGCTATGGACTGGGGCACAGCCAAGCCCTTCTCCGTTGGATGGTACTGCATATCAGAGGGAGCAACTCTGAAGGCCAAGGACGGCTTCCCGGATGTCTACCTCCCTCCGGGCGCGAAGATCCGCTTTGCCGAGTGGTATGGCTGGAACGGCGAGGCGGACATGGGGGCGAGGATGTCGGCGGGGGCCGTGGCGCGGGAGATCCTGCGCCTTGAGCATGAGATGGAGCTACCGCCCGTGGACATCCGCGTGGCCGACCCGCAGATGTGGGCGAGCCAGGATGGTCCCTCCCCGCAGGACAACATGAGGACCGCTACCGGAGGGCGCTTCATCCTCCGTCAGGGCAGGCGAGATCGGAAGGCCAACTACACGACCATCGTGGAGCATCTCGTTGGCGAGCAGGCCAATGACGGGGCGTACCACCCGATGTTCTTCGTGACCAAGAACTGCCAGCACTTCTGGCGCACTTGCCCCGGCCTGACGCTGGACGAACTGGAACCCGACAAGGGACCGGCCACTCGGAGGCAAGAGGACCATGTTTACGACGAGACCGGCTTCGCCCTGAGCGCCCACTCTCGGGTGACCACCGAGAAGGACCGGGTCAACGACGAGTTGATGGAACTTGCCCGCGAACTTGGGGGCGTGGTATCGGATCCCTACGCAGTCAGACGCAGGAGGGCGTGATGGCAGGCGAGACAACCGAAGCAATCCGGCAAGTCGTGCGGTCCATGGACGGCGAATGGACGGTCCACGACATAGCCAAGATGATCCCCGGCGCGACCGTGGCGCGGGTTTCCTACGTCCTGAACTTCATGAAGTCGCGCGACCTCATCCGTCGCGTCGGAGGCAGGATGCAGAACAAGACCTTCGTGGCGATCTACGTCACGGCAGAGCCTGATGAGCCGACTCCCAGCATGTCATACGAGGAAATGGACCGCATCTTCGCGCGGCGCATGGGCAACCGGCGCTACGAGGACTCTTCCATCTCCATGACGGGGAAGTTCAGCCTTCTCGGGGCGTATAGGTGACATGGACATCAAGTTCTTCGCGCCGACAAAGGCTCCCCACCCGCTGGGCGAGAACCTTGCGCGCAATTTCTGCAAGGGCGAGTACCTTGCAACCCACGGAGAGCCACTCGCTCGCATAAACTTGCACTACGGCATCCTCTACGGGGGTGCGGAAATGCATGAAAAAGCGCGCCAGGAGGGCAAGAACTTCGTCCACGTTGACCACGCCTTCTTCGGGCGCAACGAGGACCTATGGAAGGAGCAGGGATACTTCCGCTTCTCCCTGAACCACCAGTCCAACGGCCAAGTCTACTCGAAAGAGATCGACCAGCCTCGTCTGGCAGCCCTTCAGTCGCGTGGATTGCTCAAGCTGGAGCCTCGCCAGAACCTCCAGAAGCGCCAGATCATCGTCTACCAGCCGCCAAGCCACTTCATGGTGGAGTATTTCAAGCTCCCGGCTGACTTTGACGCCAAGTGGCGCGCGGAAATCCGCACCCGCTTCCCCGGAATGATGGTCGTTACCCTCCACAAGAGCCCGAAGGACGAAACCTTCTGGGAGAACACGGCAATCGTGGCCTCGTTCAACTCCGGTCTTGGTTTCGAGGCGCTCAGAAGGGGAAAAGAGGCAATCATGACCGCTCCGCGCACCCTCTGGCCCTACATGCCGGGCGATCTTGCTGAACTGAAGTGGGCGGAACGTCGCTTTGAGGCGTTCTGCACCATCGCCGGGCGCATGTGGAACTTTCAGGAGATGCGAAACGGCAAGGCGCTTGAGCATATGCAGCGCAATGGAGAGATCCCGTGATCAAGGCGAAGTCCGCGAAGGCCAAGGGCCGGAAGCTGGAGCAATGGATCGTCAAGCAGTTCGAATCACTCGGCTTGACCGCTCGTCGGCAGCCGGGATCGGGCGCGTTTGACGCCTTCCCCCACGATGTCGAGGCAGTCCTCAAGGACGGCAAGCGAGTCCTCGTAGAGGCCAAGCAGCGCAGGAAGGATGCGTGGGCTACCGGGGAGCGATGGATCGGAAGTGCCGACATCCTCGTCGTGCGGATCGACCCGGAGCCGTTTAAGCCCGAGAACGAGCCGCGCGTCTACATGAAGTGGTCCACTTTCGAGAGGCTGGTCAAGTGACTCATAGATTGAGTCTTGCTCCAATCTCGTTGACTGAGGCCAACGCATTTGTTGATGCGTTGCACAGGCATCACAAGAAGGTAGTTGGTCACAAGTTTTCTCTTGCTGCAATTTGCGAAGAAGAAGTGGTCGGGATAGCTATTGTTGGTAGGCCGGTATCTAGGCATAGGGACGATGGCGAAACCCTTGAAGTCACGCGCCTATGCACGAAAGGCCACAAGAACGCTTGTTCGTTTTTGTACGGTGCTGCGGCAAGAGCGGCATTTGCACTCGGATACAAAAGAATCGGGACATACACGCTTCCTGTCGAAGGTGGAGTTTCGTTGCGGGCTTCTGGATGGAAGTTGATCGGTGAGCGCGGCGGCGGTTCCTGGTCTTCTCCATCGCGGCCTCGCGTTGACAAGCACCCATTGGAAGCAAAACTTCTCTGGGAGAAAGAGGCATGACTAGCCAAGTGATGACCCCAGCCCGTCTGATGGGCTACCGGCGCATGGCCGACAAGAGGCGCGGTCGCCGCTGCGGAAAGCTCCGCATTGAAGGCAACATGCATCCTCTCGTTCGCGAGTTCTTTGAACTGGTGAACAAGGACGAGTTCCTGACGATGAAGTCGCTCCGGGACAAGTCCGGCCTTGAGATCGACACGATCAGCCAATGGCGATACCAGCACTCGCCGCAGCTTGTGTCTTTCGAGGCGGCACTCAACGCAGCGGGATATGAACTCTGCATCCGAAGGAGGAAGCAATGAGCAACCTCGCGTACTACAAGCAGATGCACGCCGAAGGGAAGTTCCCCGGACACTCCACCGAGAAGTGGAGCGACCAGATCGCGAAGATCATCAAGGAGTTCAACATCAAGACCATCCTCGACTTCGGCAGCGGCAAGGGGATGCAATACACGGAACTCAAGCTGCATGAGAAATGGGGCGTGGAGATGCCCACCCTCTACGATCCTGCCGTGCCGGGCTTGGACAAGATCCCCAACATCATGTTGCCGTTTGACATGGTCATCTGCTGCGATGTGCTGGAGCATCTTGAGGACGAAGAACTTCGCCAAGCTGTGTTCAACGCCACGATCCGCGCGCGCAAGTTTTGCTTCTTTGGCATCGCGACCTTCCCCGCCAAGAAGACGCTGCCCGATGGGCGCAACGCACACCTGACGCTCTGGTCGCGGGATGTGTGGATGCGCTTCATCACGGATGTGCGCTTCCAGGGGGATGCATACGTCCGGGTCGAGTTCGATGGAGGCGAGGATGGACGTTAACCCGCTCCCGTACTGGATAGGCTTCGACGCTCGCGAGGTGGATGCGTTCGATGTCTGCTCGTTCTCGGCCCAGCGCAAGAGCAGCATTCCGCTTCATGTCCGTGCGCTCAATCACAAGCAACTGCGCGCGCGTGGCATGTTCTCTCGCGAATGGGGCGTGAACCCGAAGACCGGGCAGATGTTCGATGTCCTTGACGGGCGTCCCTTCTCGACGGAGTTCGCATTCACTCGCTTCCTCGTCCCCGCGCTCCAGAACTACCAAGGCTGGGCGCTCTTCACCGACTGCGACATCCTCTGGCTAGACGACATCGCTGGCCTGTATGCCGAGCGGGACGACAAGTTCGCGGTGCAAGTGGTGAAGCAGAACCACATCCCTCAGAACGACATCAAGATGGACGGTCAGGTCCAGCAGCAGTACCCGCGCAAGAACTGGTCGTCCGTGATCCTGTTCAACTGCTCCCACCCGGCCAACAAGTACCTCACGCCGAGCTACGTCAACACGATCCCCGGCAAGGAACTGCACACATTCGCGTGGTTGCGTGACCATGAGATCGGTGACCTGTCGCCAGGATGGAACTTCCTCGTCGGCCACACCAAGCACACGGTGAAGCCGCGCGCCATGCACTTCACCGATGGCGGGCCATGGTTCGAGCATTTGCGCGACGTTCCATTCGGCGGATGGTGGACCAACGAGTACGACCACATGATGAAGACCAAGGGGAGGTTTGAGTGAAGAAGGTTGGAGACTGGTGGCTGCCGGAAACGGACCACCACTTTGTCGGTGATCTCAGCCAGTACCAGATGGCTGCGTATCAGTCCGCCATGAAGCATGTGAAGAAGGTCTGCACGGCCATCGATGTCGGCGCGCATGTGGGGATCTACTCCGCTCGCATGGCCGCGCAGTTCGAAACGGTGCTCTCCTTTGAGCCTGACTCGGCCAACTACGCATGCCTCGTCCGCAATACGCAGGCCCTTTGCGCGCTGCATGGTTGGCTTAACGTGAAAACCGTGATCCCGATCTACGGTGCCGCTGGCGCGCAGAGGGGGGTCGGTTCCGTGCGCGTGGACGCCATCGCCAATACCGGAGCAAGAGGATTTGAAGTTGGTGGTCAGGGACGCGTGCCGATGTACGCCATTGATGAGTTTGAATACACACTCCTTGGTCTGGTGAAGATCGACACGGAGGGTTTCGAGCATCGTGTGCTTGTCGGTGCCATGGAGACCCTCAAGCAACACAAGCCGGTCCTCATCATCGAACGGCCCAAGGAGGACTCGATCAACGTCCTTCGGCTGCTCAACTACAAGCTGGTCGATGTCGTGAACAAGGACAGCATCTTCGTGGAGAAGTCCCAATGAAGCGCAAGGTCATGGTCGCCAGCAGTTGGTCCCCCGCTGGCGAGGAACTCTACGGCAGGCGCTGGCTGGAGACGGCCAAGCAGTATTGGGGCGATCTGCTGGAGCCGAACGTCATCACGGACGCCAAGCTCGCCATGGACTTCGGCTTCCGGGGGTTCATGGAGCGCCACGCCGCGCGCCGCCTTGACCCCTCCCAGCCGGGCTATGACTACCGCCAGGATCTGCTGCGGTTCGCCCACAAGGTTTTCGCGCTCAAGATCGCCCTTCAGGAGGCCGAAGAGGACGGCTTCGACTGGCTTGTCTGGCTAGACGGAGATGTGGAGACCAAGGCCCCGATCACGGAAGCCTTCCTCGACGTAATCCTCCTTGACGACCACGACGGCGTCCTTCTCTCCCGCGCCCAGAGCGCCCCGCATCCCGAGTGCGGGTTCATGGCCTTCAACCTCAAGCTCAAGGGCGGGGACTTCCTGCGGAAGTTCGTGGGGATGTACCTCAAGGACGATGTCCTGAAGCTCTCCGAACTCCACGACAGCTACGTCTTCATGGTCTGCGTCATCGCCCACATGGAGCAGGAGAAGAGCAACTGGCACGATCTTTGCAGCATTGGGGATGGGCCGTATGGTCTGGACGCTTTCGAGGCGTCGTACCTGGATGGGGTCTTCGTCCACAAGAAGGGCAACCGCAAGTTCGGGATGACCAATGCGGAGATCGTGGAGCGCCTGCTTGCCGGTCGCCCCCATGTCCGAATCAATCCCCGCGACTTCGACGGCGAGGTGCCAGAGGACGCGGTGCCGGTCATCGACTGCGACAACGTGTCGGTCGAGAACATCCGCCGGGCGCTGCTGGCGGTAGAGGACAAGCCGTTGATATTCATCGGCTTTTACTCCTCCGACGAGGACGGCAAGCACATCGACACCTCGCGCTATGGCATCAATGCCGTGCGGACGGACACGATTGCCTTTGAGTCGGTCGAGCGGGCGGTGGATGGGCTGGGGTTCGTCCATGTCGCCGTGACGAGGGATTGGAAGGACATCCCGGACGATCTTCCGGTGTTCCATGTGCGGCAGATGGCTCAGGCCAAGAAGGAGCAGATCAAGGCCATCACCAACAACTCCTACCAGACCAACATGCTGGTGCAGACGCAGAACTGCGTCCCGGAGGAGACCATCCGCGCCAACATCGTGGCGAACCTTGCCCAGATCCCGGAGTGGGTGCGCTACAGCCGCCACCACATGAAGCGGGCGGTCATCGTCTCTGCCGGGCCGTCCCTCGACCTCCCCGAGACCATGGATGCCATACGCAAGGAAGTGGAGAACGGATCAATCCTCTTCTGCGTCAAGCACAGCCACAACAAGCTGATCGCAGCCGGGCTGGTGCCGTGGGGGTGCGTCCTCCTAGACCCCCGCCCCCATGAGGGCATCTCCACCCATGGCAAGCCCCGCGCCGAGCTTCTCCCGGCAGCCTATCCGGGGGTGCGGTACTTCTGCGCCTCCATGGTGGACCCTTCTACGGTGAAGCGCCTCATGGACACGGGCGGCAAGGTCTATGGCTGGCATGCAGCCGTGGGCGCGGACGAGAAGTCCGTCCTCCCGCCCGAGCATCAGAAGTTCCTGATGGGGGGTGGGTCTTCTTCTGCCGGTCGCGCTATGATACTTGCATGGCAATACATGGGCTTCCAGTCCATCGGCCTCTACGGCTTCGACTCCTGTCACCTTGACGAGAGCAAGCTGGACAAGGACGCGCGCCACCAGGATGGCACACCCAAATACATCCTGATGGACATGGCGGCTGGAGGCAGGAACAAGAGGTTCTGGACCGACAGGGACATCCTTTGTCAGGCGCAGGACTTCACAAGGTTCTTGCAGGAAAGCCCGTGGATTCAATGGGACGCCCACGGTCCCGGCATGGTTGCGTGGTTGTGGGAGAACACGCGCGGCAACTTGCCGAGACTTGAGGAGACCTACGGATGAACGACCGCAAATGGCGAGGGGACAACGAGAAGATCCGGCGCAAGAAGCGTCAGGCCCTCAACGCGCTCCTCGTCAACATTGCGGACAGTCTCTCCGAGCAAGAACGCGAGTCCATCGCCCAGGTCTGCCTTGAGGACTTCAGGTCGGACATGGAGAGCCGCACCGAGTGGGATGCCATGCATGCCGACTGGGTCGCGGTCTACAACCAGCAGGACGCGCCGATCAACCGCCCGTGGCCCAACTCCTCGGACGAGAGCCTTGGCCTGCTGACGGAAGCTTGCAACAGCTTCCAGAGCCGCGCCTACAAGGCATTCTTCGCGAGCCGGATGCCGGTCGCCGCGATCTCGACCAACCCCTCCGTTCCGGGTTCTTCCGAGCGCGCCAAGAGGGTCAGCCAGTTCCTCCAATGGTCCCTGTTCTTCAAGGACCAGACCTACAAGGAGGACAAGTCGGCCATGCTGCTGCGGGTTGCGGTGCATGGGTCGGACTTCACGAAGACGTACTTTGACCCGGTGATGAACAAGATCGTCACCCGCGCCGTCCGTGCCGAAGACCTCTACGTCCCGTACCACATCGGGCCGATCAACATAGAGGATGTGCATCGCAAGACGGAGTTGATCTACCTCAACCTCAACGATGGACGCATCCGCGCCTCGGAGGGCTACTTCCTCGTCCCGCCCGAGCCGATGATGATCGGGCAGTTGTCGTCGCCCATCCAGGAGCAGAACGACAGGGACAACGGCATCCATGCCTCTGCCACGCAGAGCGAGGACATGGCCCAGATTATTGAGCAGCATTGCCACCTTGACCTCGACGGGGACGGGATCGCGGAGCCGTACAAGATCTGGATCGACGTTACCTCGGAGAAGCTGCTCCGCATCGAAGTGCGGTACGAGGTTGACCAGACCGGGCGTCCGCTCAACGGTCGCCTGCCGATTGAGGAATACACGCACTACCGCTTCCTTGTGAACCCGGACGGCTTCTACGGGTACGGGCTTGGCTTCCTGCTGGGCAAGACGAACATCGCCGTCAACAAGCTCTTGCGCCAGTTCATCGACGCAACCACGCTGTCGATCCACGGCAACATGAGCGGGTTCATCTCGGAGGCCCTGAACATCAGCAAGGGGCCGGTGAAGATCGAACTCGGCAGCCTGAAGACGGTCTCGGCCAGCACGGACGATATCCAGAAGGGCATCAAGACGCTGTCCTTCCCCGCCCCGCCGCCCACCCTCATGCAGGCCATTGCCCAGCTTGAGACACGCGCCCAGCGCATCGGAGCGACCACGGATGCCGCTGCGGGCGACATCAACAAGGTCTTCCAGCCCACGACCATGCAGACGATGGTCGAGCAGTCGCTGGTGATGTTCACCTCGGTGCAGGAGTTCCTGCTGCATTCGTGGTCGAAGGAACTGAACAAGATCTATCGCCTCCACGGGATCTACTTCCGTGGAATCGAGAGCTTCATCTCGGTCAGCCCGGAGGGACCGGAGGAGATGGTGGTCAGCGACCAGGACTTCATGGACGACATGCTCATCATGCCCGTGGCTGATCCCCGGATGATGAACCAGCAGAGCCGCCTCCAGAAGGCACAGTTCCTGTTCGACTTCGCCACGAAGAACCCCCTTGTCGCGAACAATCCGGAAGTCCTGCTCGCGGTGTCGAGGAGGCTGCTAGAGGAGATGGAAATTGACGGGATTGACAGCATTCTTCCGCGATCTGTGGACCAACTACCGGAGCCTGCGCCAGATCCGAAGGCCATGGCTGAGCAGGCGAAGGTCCAGGTCGAGCAGCAGAAGCTCCAGCTAGAGGCGCAGTCGGCGCAGCAGCAGTTGCAGATCGAAGCGCAGAAGATGCAAGTCGATCAGCAGATGAAGCAGGCGCAGATGGTCGGAGACCAGCAGCTTCAGCAGCTTCGCATCGAAAACGAGCGGATGTTGCAGGAGATGCGAATCCAGAACGAGGCCGAGATCGCGCGCATGAAGCAGGAATACGAGAACGTGCGCGTCCAGCAGGAGCTTGCCGCCAAGCAGTCCATGGAGGCCCAGAAGGCCAAGATGGAGTCTGACACGAAGATCATGGTGGCGCGCATCGGTGCTGCCGGTGCGGATGTCCCCGGCATCTAAGCCGTGACTTCGTCCACGCAGCAGCTTGCGACGAGCATGGGCGATGATGTGCGCCTGATGATCTCGCAGATGGAAGCCCAGAACGCTGCCCGCGACCAGCGCATGATGCAGATCATCCAGTCCCTCATGCAGTCCATGGGCGCTCCGCGAAGGATCATCCGTGGTGCCGATGGAAGGGCAGAGGGCGTAGAGGTCGTACCCGGAGGGATGATGAAATGAAGCAGCCAGCGATACCCCAGAAGTTCCAGCGGTGGGCGTCCTATCAGAAGATTCAGGGATCGTTCATCCGTCAGGTCTCGCCCGGCGTCTACCTCCGCGTCACGCCCGAGAACCTTGACCCACAGGTGGTGGTCAATGAGCAAGTCATCGCGCCCGCCGCCACGATCAGCACCAACATCCTTGCCAAGCAGATCCTTGGCGACCGTGCCGTCAGGAAGATCCGCAAGGAACTGAGGCGGGTCAACGAACTGGAAGCCCGCCTTGCCGAGCAGGAGCGCCTGTCCCGAGCCGTCAACGCCAAGCTGCGCGCGACGCTGGACAGGGAGATTGCCCTTCGCGAGGATGACGAGGATGTCGTCTTCCTCCTTCTCAACTCATAGGAGTGACTGATGCCGAAGACCCCCGCATGGCAGCGAAAGGCCGGGCAGAACCCAAAGGGCGGCCTCAACGCTAGGGGCAGGGCCAGCTACAAGGCCGCAACGGGGGGGACGCTCAAGCCCCCGCAGCCGGAAGGGGGGCCGCGCAAGAGGTCGTTCTGTGCGAGGATGCAAGGCATGAAGAAGAAGCTCACCTCGGCCAAGACGGCCAACGACCCCAACTCCCGTATCAACAAGTCCCTCCGTGCATGGAAGTGCTGACATGAAGAAGCCCATCTGGGACCGCGCCCGCCCGAAGTCCCTTGGCAAGCCCAAGGCCCTGTCCCCGGCGCAGAAGGCATCCGCCAAGGCGGCAGCCAAGAAGGCTGGTCGCCCCTACCCCAACCTCGTTGACAACATGAGGGCGGCGAGGAAGAAACGATGATCCATCGCCTCGACCCGGATGAGGTGGAGAACTGGCGTCGCCACCCGGTGACGCAGTACCTCGTCCAGGAGATCCGCAAGCAGAACGTCCACCACCGCTACCGCATGGCGCAGGACTTGCTGGCGATGGGCCGCGCGCAGGGCTTTGACGAGGCCCTTCAACTCGTAGGGAGGTTGCTTGATTCCCCCGGAATCATAGAGTGACCGCAAAACGGAGAGCCGCATGATCCGCCGCCAGAACCGCATGAAGACCTCGCCCGGTGCCGCCGCCATGGAGATCCTCCGCAAGCAGGGTCGCTACGGGGACACCGAGCTTGCCCATGTGAACCCGCGCGAGAAGGCTCTCCTGAAGGCGCTTGGCGGCGCTGGCAGCCGCAACCCCCGCACGGGCCTGCGGGAGTATTTTGATGGATCAATGGAGGGTGGGTTTGGATCGGCTGGCGAAAGGTCTGGAGACGTTTCAGCCGGCACACCGGGCGATTCTGGGGGCGGAGGCCAGATTGCAGACCTGTCCCAGCAAGACCAGCAGGCGATTCAGAGCGGCGGCTTGATAGCCGGTCAGAACGAGGTTGCGTTGTCTGGGCTTGGCGCATTGGGACGTAGTGCTGGGCGCGCGCTTGATATCGGCGATTACGCTCCGGGGGTTGGGATTGTTTCGCTTCTTGGGGCCGGGATGGCAGAACTCGGCAGGCAGGCCCGTTCTGCTTACGGTCCAGATGCCGTTGCAGACCCTACGTTTGAGGGCGGTCGCCAGATGGAAGCGTTCATGGGTGGCCCGGATTTCCCCGGCAACCTCGGCACCGGCCTTGGTGAGATGCGGAACGAGGCATTCGTCCCCGTCTCCAACCCCACGCCCCGCTACCTCCGTGGCGGCGAGATGGCCCCGCCGCAGGAGATCAGTTCCTTCATCGGCCCCGGCATGAGCGACATCCAGCAGCGCGCGCTCATCTCCACCTACGGGACGCAGGGCGTGAACTCCGCTTTCCGTACCGATCCGGTACGCCGGTACTACGCCAACCTCCTCTCGCGGGGGCTGATTTCTGACGCTGGCGCGCCCGTGCAGAATCCCTATGTTCTTCCCATCGAACAGCAGTATGCTTCTTCGGTTCTCGGTCGCCCATTCGCCAATCCGGCTGATGCAGCGGCAACCTACGAGTCCATTCGAGGGTTCCTGTAAGGGGGTGATCCAGATGAAGAAGAAGCCGAAAAAGGGTGGTCGCGGCTGCTAATCAGCCTGCCAGTCGTGAACACCCTGGAAGGGGGGATCCGTCCCCCTCCTCTGATCCCCCCTTCCGCCTCCCTGCCGATCCGCTAGTTTCCTCTCGGGCATTCCGCCCAAAGAGGAAAGCATGAGCAAGAAACTACGACCCCTCTTCGCGAGGGTTGTCGTCCGTGCAGAGACGCTACAGGCGTCCATCGGCACCAAGTACTCGGCCCTTAACAAGATGGGTTTCGAGATCCCCAAGACCGTCGAAGAGAAGATGATCCCCGACGAGGGCGTAGTCGTCTCCGTGGGCGAAGCCTGCGAGGTGATGAAGGCTGGTGACCGGGTTCTCTTCGGCAAGTGGGCGGCCAAGCCCATCGCCTTTGAGCCGGGCCTGTACGTCATGCAGGAGGAAGACATCATCGGTGTCATCGAGGATGACGCCAAGGCTGTCGCCGCATGACCGAGAGGATCGGAAATCGCGTGGAGGTCACCGATGACGAGGTTCCTGTCGCGCCTGCGAAAGCTCCTGTCGCGAAGCCCGAAGCCGCAGCCCCCAAGGCCGCGCCGAAAGCTGTCGATCAGGAACCCGAAGAGAAGGGAACGGATTGGGTCGAGATCGAAGACCCCAAGCTGAAGGCCCGCTTCAATCGCCTCTATCGCCACACCAAGGAGGCGAACGAGCGAGCGGAGAAGACCGAGCGGCAGATCTCCCTGCTTGCCGAGCAGAACACCAAGCTCCAGAAGGCCCTTGAGACCATCGCCGGGGGCATGCGGGACAAGGAGATGCAGGCCGAACTGGCGACCCTCAAGAAGGACGCCAAGGAAGCCCTCGCCACGGGTGACACGGAGGCCTTCATGGAGGCCAACGAACGCCTGCTGGAGATGAAGCAGGCCGCGAAGGCCCCGCCAGAGAAGCCCGCGCAGTCGGAGTCGGTGATCTCCCAGACGGAGGTCAACGTCATAAATGCGTGGCAGGGGCAGAAGGACGACGACGGCGAACCGCTGCGTCCTTGGGCCATGCCGAACCATCCCGAGTTCGCGTCTACCCAGGACCTGATCCAGCGTGTCGCGCGCACGATGCCAGATGCGCCCGTCCGGGAGATCCTGGGCGAGGTGGATCGGCGGATGGAGAAGCTGCTCGCGACGGACGATGACGAGGACGAGCGTCCAAACCCAGTCCGCCGAGCGTTCTCGTCTCCCCGTGGCCGACCGGCCCCGCAGGAGCGTGAGCGCACGAGCCTGAGCAATCAGGAGCGAGTCATCGCAGAGGCGATGTTCATGGGTGGGCGCGGTTCGCTCGCCAAGACCAGCAAGGAAGCACACGAACTCTACCTCAAGCAGAAGAAGGCTATGGGTAGGGTCGTTGCGGTGGAGGATTGACCATGGCAGACATTGACAACGATTCCGCAGCCGGTGCGCTCGCGGAGAAGGGCCGGAAGAAGTCGGCAAAGAAGGGAAACCGTAGTTGGGTGCCCGCCGCTCCTCTCGGCATCAAGAGCAGGGACTCGTCCAGCAGGCTTCGCTGGGTCCACGCCGAACCCGCCAACATGCTGAAGAAGCGTGCTGAAGGCTGGGAGCAGGCGAATGCTGGAGACGCTGTCCACGACCGCCCCAATGGGGTGGAGTCGGGGGCGGGAAGTTCAGCCGGTGTGCTGGAGTATCGGGACATGGTCCTCATGAAGATGCCCGAAGAAATGGCTCGGGAGCGCGAGGAGTACTACCGCAACGCATCTCAGGAGCAGCTTACGGGCCTCAAGACGAGGACGAAGAGAGACATCCGCTCAAAGACGGGCGTTACCGTCGAGGGCGACATCACAATCGACTAACCCCTCCAGAAGGAGTCCAACATGACCGACGCTCCCTATGGCCTCCAGGCCATTCGGAACAAGGCTGCTGGCAACACCCTTCGCACGAAGCTCTATCGAGTGACTGCGTCGGGCAATACCCAGGGCCTGTTCATCAACGACCCCGTCCGATTCAACTCGGCGGGCCTCGGCGTGATCCGCCTCTCGTCCAACGCTGCCGCGAACACCCGATGCCTCGGCGTGGTTTCGGAGCTGTTTGACGAGAACGGTCGCCCGCTCACGTTCAACCAGCCTAACCGTGGTCCCTTCCTCCCCGCCTCGACGGCTGGGTGGGCGGCGGTCTACGACAGCCAGCAGATCACGTTCATCTGTCAGGCCGACGCCTCCGCTGCGGAGACGATGGTCGGGCAGTACGTCTCGCTGACGGCTGCGACGAACGGCAACACGGCTGCGGGCACCTCGGTGATGCAGATCCGTGCGGGTTCGGCGGATACGTCCGTGAAGACCTTCCAGGTGCTGGGTCTGGCTCCGACTGAGGCTCGCGGCCTCGGCTCGGTCGCCAACAACTCGGCTTGGGGCAATGCGTACATTGACCTTGAGGTCCGCATCGCCCTCCACTCCTACACCTCGACCTGATAGGGAGGACCGCACATGACGACCGGAACTGGCAATCTCCCTGAACTCCTGTGGCCCGGCATCTCCACGATCTGGGCCGACACCTACCGCCGCTACCCGCCGCTGTGGAACCGCTTCATGATCCTGCGTCGCTCGAACAAGGCGTTCGAGAAGGAGCAGGGCGTGACGGGCTTCGGCCTCGTCGGGCAGAAGGACGATGGTGACAGCGTCCCGTATGTGGACATGCTCCAGGGCTATCAGCGCGAGTACGTCAACCTGACCTACGGGCTGGGCACGACGATCACCCGCGAACTGATGGAAGACGAGCAGTACAACGTCATCAACAACGTGCCGAAGATGCTGGCTGAGTCGATGCGTCAGACGGAAGAGACCGTCGCCGCTTCGGTCTTCAACCTCGGCTTCAGCACGATGCTGACGGCGGATGGCAACGCCTTCTTCTCCTCGACGCACCCGAATGTCCGTGGTGGCACCCAGCGGAACATCCCCGCTGTCGCCTCGGACCTGACGCAGGCGTCGCTGGAGCAGGCGTACATCGACATCCACGACTTGCGCGACGACTCCGACCTGAAGATCAACCTTATGCCCGAGAAGCTGCTGGTCGCCCCGACCAACCGCTTCGTGGCTGAGAAGATCCTCGGGACGAAGTTCGCGGTGGGTTCGGCTGACAACGACATCAATCCGATGGCGGGCCAGCTTGACCTGATCGTGAACCCGTTCCTCACGGACCCGGATGCGTGGTTCATCATCACGAACGCCAAGGCGGGCGCGACGTTCTACCGTCGCCGCAACGCCGAGATCACCCGTGACAACGAGTTCGACACGGAGATCCTCAAGACGAAGACGACGGCGCGCTTCTCGGTGGGTGCCACCGACTGGCGCTACGCCTACGCTTCGGCTGGCGCGTAAGACCGGCACATACCCGGCAAGGGAAGGGGCATCCGAGAGGGTGCCCCTTTCTCATAGGGGCCTTCCCCGTCCTTGCCCGGTGGGTAGATTGGGGACGGATCAGCAAAGGATCTCTCCATGACCCTCAAGACGCAGTTCTCCGGCCCCGTTGCCTCTGGCATCAACACGGGCAACATCCCCACGACCAACAAGGGCTTCGGTCGGTTCACCGTGTGGACCCCGCTGACGACCCTTCCGATCACGGCCCAGCCCGTCGCGGTCCTGCCCTTTGATGCGGTCCTGCATGAGATCAACATCTGGAAGACCGGGGCCTTCACGGGCGAGGCGGCCTTCAAGTTTGGCACCGGCCTGAATGGCTCGGACAACCTCGGCAGCGTCTCTATCTCGGGCAACTCGGTCTACCGGGCATTCGTCAACTCGGCCACGGCCCAGACCACCCTGCCGTTCGCCCACGCGGGCGTTTCGGCCAACCCGACCCCGATCTACTTCTCCACGGGCGCGATCTCGGGCACGACGAGCGCACTCGCCTCGGCTGCCTTCGTGGAGGTCATCTACACCCGCATTTCCCTGACGGATCGCCCGGATCTTGTTGCGGCGCACAAGGGCAACGACACGGCTTTTCAGGGGCCGGTTCGGTCTGGCGGCCAGGATGTCGGCATCCCGTCCCGGTCCACGGTCGGCAACCTTGTCACCATCCAGCAGGCCACGGCAGCGTCCTCGCCGGTCAGCGGTCAGGTGGTGGGGATGATCCCCTACGGCGCTTACCTCAAGGAGATCAACTTCTACTGCCGCACGGCCCCGGCTGGCGAGGCGACGGTTCGCTTTGCCATCAACGGGGAGTCGGACAACCTCGGTAGCGTCTCGGTCTCTGCCGCTGGCGTCTACTCGGTGGCCCTGACCTCTGCCGTCCGCGCCACGGTCCCGCTGGGCATCAACAGCGGCTCGGGCCAGCCGGTCAGGATGTCGGTCCTCGCGGCCTCCGGTTCCGTCGCGGCCCTTCAGGGCATGGGTGAGCTTGTCATGGTCCGCAGGGGCCAGTCGGACGGCTACCCCGGCCCCGGCCAGAAGGAGACGACCTTCCAGGGTCCCATCGCCACGGGCGTCAACAGCGGTCTGTGGGGCAACGCCAAGCCCGAGATCGGGTGGGGCCGGTTCTCCAAGCTGACGACCACGATCCCCTCGACCAATGGTGTGGTTTCCGGCCTCCTCGTCGGCTACCTCCCCATCGGCGCGGCGCTGGTGGAGATCAACTACATCGCTGGCACGGCTGCTGCGGGAGAGGCGACGGTGCGGGCGGGTACGTCCCCCACGGCCTTCACCTCGGACACGCTGGGTGCGGTGTCGGTCTCTGCGGCTGGCATCTACAGCGTGATCTCCTCGACGGCAGTCCGGGCCTTCGATGACTCGGGCGTCAACCGCGCCAAGAGCGGGGCCACGGCGCAGGCCATCTACCTCAACGTCGCGGCTGCCTCGGGCAGCATCGCCACGCTGAGTGCAAACGCGGCGGTTGAGATCGTCTACACCCGCCTCGACCCCTCCACCTACGGAGTCTGACATGGCCCGCCCCAAGAACTGGATCGTGACGCTGGCTAACGCCGAGTCCACGGTCATCTACTGGCCCACCGACACTTGGGTCTCCACGCAGGAATATGCGTTCAACTTCCGGGTCATCTCGGGATCGGGTTCGTTCCTCGCGGGGTGTTCCGCCTCCTCTACCATTGACCGGGTGCTTCAAACCGGCGTCACCTCGGCCCATTGGACGGAGCGTGTGGCGTTCAGCACGGGGACTGCCGCGACCTTCTTGGGTCCGGTGTCCTGCTGGCGGCTCACGGTGCGCTCCAGCGGCGCGGCGACCTACGACCTCATGGCGATGCAGTCCGGTCCTGAGCGGGTGGCCTGATGGGCCGGTGGACTGAGCGCAATCGCTGGCGGCGGGGCCAATGGCTCGTCCGCGACGACGAGAGCGGCTTTGTCCACTACGCCGATCAGGTCGTTCGGCGCTGGGATGGGATGTACGTCCGCAAGGACCAGGATGAGCCGATTGAGCCGCAATGGTTCATCACGGCTGAGTCCGACCCGACCAACGTCCCGTTCGTCCGCCCCGACCAACCGGCTGGCCCAGCCTGCAAGACCGGGCCTGCCTACGATGCGGCGAACCGACCGATCAAGAGCTTCCCCGGCTACAACCTCTATGTGGGCAGCAGCATCGGGAGCATGGAGATCGAGTGCAGCTTCATCGTGTTCCCCGACAGCGGCCCTTACCCTCCACGGTGACCCATGGCACAGCAGGACAAGGCAACCCTCAAGCAGGCTTTCGAGACCGGAGACGCGCCCACGGGTAGCGATTTCGAGAACCTCATCGACAGCCAGTTGAACCTTGCCGAGACCACGGCGCAGACGATCAACGGCCCGGTCAACTTCGCGGGTGGCGTGACGTTCGCGGCGGTCTCTGCGGCTACCATCGGCGGCAGCACGGGCACCTTCGGGACCATCGCCGCTTCAGCGGGTACGTTCACCCAGGTTTCTGCCAACGGGATCTTCGGGCTTGCCAAGGCAGAATGCTACGCCACGGGAACGGGGTTGATCTCCACGACTGCAATCAACTCCTACGTCGTTACCAACGTCGGAACGTCTGCGGAGTTCACCAACCAATTCACGCACAACGGCTCCGGTCGCCTCACCTACACCGGCTCGCAGACCAAGACCTTCATGTTCGACGTTGACTTCACGGTCAGCGGAGTGACGGCAACGCAGAACGTCGCGGTGCGCCTCGGCAAGGATGGTTCCTCGCTTGCCAAGACCACGATGGAACTGCGGATGGCAGCCTCCTCCGCCCCCTATGCGGGCCATGTTGGCGGTATCGTGACGCTAACGGCCAACTCCTATGTCGAGGTCTACTCGACTGCAACGCTCAACGTGAGCAACATCCTCTTCGAGAAGCTGAACCTACGCGCAAGGGAGGTCTGACATGGCCTCGCCCTACCTCACGATTCTGGAGATCGTGAACGAGGTCTGCGACCGGATGAACATCCGCCGCGTGACCACCACGAACCAGAACGCATTCACGAAGAACTGCATCAACCTCCTGAACGACATCATGGAGGAGATGACGGACTTCGGGACTTGGAACGAGTTGCAGGCATCGGCCTCGGTGACGATGGTCTGCGGTCAGTCGATCTACACCATCGACACCACGACGCTCGCCACGGCCAAGCAGTTCATCCACTCCATCCAGGAGGTCGCGGTGTCGGGTCGCGTCCCGCCGCTGGAGCCGATCTCGGACAAGAACGAGTTCAGGATGCTTAACCGGGTCAACTCCATCGGCCAGCCGTCGCGCTACATCATCGAAGGAGTGGACACGCTCGGCAATCCTCGCCTCGGTATCTTCCCGCGCCCCGGTGCGAACTACGCTGGCAACGAGGCTTTTGTGAAGTTCCAAGTGCTGCCGCCGAAGTATGTGGCTGGGTCCGATGACGCGGTGGTCGTGCCGTTCCCCGGTCGCGTGGTCATCCTCGGCCTCGTCGCTGCGGCGATCCTTGACGAGAGCGCGGGTGCAGAGACGCGCCAGTATCAGGCAGCGCAGTTGAAGTACCTTGCCGCGCGCAACAATGCCCTTGGACGCCAGACTGCCAAGACGGGCGAGTATGTGCGTGTCCAGCCGGGCGTGACGACGAGGTCGTGAAGTGCCCGAGCGGTTCTACCAGATAGCGCGGCGCGGTCTCGCCACGAACTTCACCGAGACCGAGATCCCGCTCGACTACGCGCAGAGGTTCCGCAACCGCTTCATCAACGCAGCGGGTGGTGCCGAGAAGCGCCCCGGCTACGTCGCGCTCTCGGGTGCCCTGCCCACCAAGGGCATCGTCACGGGCCTGCACGAATACATAGACCGAGACGGCACGGCCACGCTGTTCGCCTCCTCCGATGGCATCGTGTTCCGCTACAACGGCTCGTCGGCTTGGACACAGGTGTGGCAGGCGACCACGGCTGCGCGGCTGCGGTCGGTCCAGTTCGATGACAAGCTCGTTTTCTTCAATGGCGTGGACCGTCAGGTCTACATCGACAGCGCGACGGCACAGTTCCAGCGGTTGCAGCCGGTCATGGAGAACGGCACTTGCGGTGCGTCCACTTCGGCCAACGCGCTGACAGACGCCGCAGTCACGGACTGGACGGCGCAGACCTTCGTGGCTCCCGGCGACATCGTATTCAACGCCAAGCGCGGGGCATATGGCATCGTGACTGCCGTGACCTCGTCGCGGGTGAGCCACACGGCGATCTCGGGTGCGGCGCGTGGGTTCGGCTCCACCCTTGCCCCGATCTCTGGCGCTCCGGTTGGTGGCGATCCGACTGCGGGCGACGGCTACAAGATCTACGACAGCATCGAGTTAAACGTCGTTTCCTACGATGGCGTCCTTGACAACGTCGCGACCATCGTCTCGACCAGCACCAGCCCAACGCAGACCTACATCTCCGTCTCTGCCGACAAGGTGGCGAACTGGCTCAGCACCACCATGCGCGTGGGCGATGTCGTCCACAACACGACCAAGACGGCTGGCTCCTTCGTCTCCGAGATCCTGTCCTCTGGCTTCTACGTCGCGCCCGCGATTGCCACGACCTCGGCGGGTGACTCCATCGTCCTGTACCAGCCTGCCATGCCGGTCGCGAGTTGGATTCATGTCCACTACGGTCGCGCATGGATGATTGACTCCCGCGACCCGCGCAACGTCGTGGCCTCGGGTGCGAACGACATCCAGGACTTCACGGTGGACAGCCAGTCGCTTGAGACCCGCACGGTGGCGATTGGCAGCCAGCAGCCCGGAGCCGATCCGGCGCGCACGATTGCCTCGTTCCAGACCTACCTCATCATCGGCACGGAGCGAGCGGTCTACGCCTATCGCGGCACGGCCCCGGCGGACCTTGAACCCGCTGGCTTGTTCCCGCAGGGCGTGGTCGCTGCGGATGGGTTCGTCAACACCGGCAACGACCTGTCCTTCATCGGGTACGATGGACTGCTGTCGATCAGCTTGCTCATCAATACGAACAACCTACAGCGGTCCAACATCTCGGAGCCGATCAAGAACACGCTGCGCGCAATCATCCGCGATGTGATCGAAAGCCCCAATCCGCAGATCCAGATCGTCAACTACCAGCGGCGCAGCTGGATCGTGATGAAGATCGCGAGCAAGCTCTACATCTACAACTACGCCAACTTCGTGCTGGATGACGGGAAGATCGTGGCCGGTGCGAGTTGGTCTGACTTCGACGGGCAGATCGGCCTCCAGAGCGTCCTCTACGTCCGTGCCAACTCCGACCTCCTTCTGGGCGGGGCGGATGGCAAGGTCTACGTCTTCGACCAGAACACCTTTACGGACGACGGGGCGTTGTACCCGACCGAATACATGCCCGGCTGGCTGAACCTTGAGGAGCCGCGCCAGAGCAACCGGATCAAGACCGGGTCGTACATCGTGCCCAACTTCCAGGTTGGCGGCAGGGTGGTCTACGACATCGAGTCCACGGGCGACTTCAACCTCCAATCCTACGACCTTGTGTCGGTCACGGCGCAGGAGGAGATCGGTGGCCGGGGGATCGGCACCTTCAGGATCGGCACGGACTTCGTGGGCATGGCCCGGACCACGGAGGGCAAGATCCCCCTCCGCTGGCGGGGCGCCCACTTCCGGGTCTCGTTCCGTACTCTTGACCAGTACGGGCCTGACGTACTGGCCGGATTCACGATATATGGGGACATCCACGGGAGACGCTGATGTTTGAGTTCCTAGCCCCGGCCCAGACGGCCCTGAACCTTGCCGGTGCCGGTGCTTCGGTCGCCAACCTGTTTGGCATGGGCCGGAACCGAGCCACCGAGAAGGCTGTCCGGGCGCAGGCAGAGCGGGCGGTCCAGCTTTCGGAAGCCCTTACCAACCCCAACAGCCCTTTGTTCCAGCAGATGTCGGCTGACGCCCTCCAGCAGCAGCGCACGGCGAGGCTCCAGGGCATCTCTGACTTTGTCCGGGAGCAGGAGAGGCAGGCGAGGCGCTTCCCCTCTTCCTCGGGCAACGTGAGCTTGTTTGCGCGCAATCCGCGCCGGGACGAGGCCATCGCCCGCGCCATGATGATGGCAGGGCAGAACGAGCAGGCGCAGGCCAACCAGCAGGCCCGTCAGTTGATCTCCGGTGGCCTGAGCGCCCTTGGCACCTCCACGCAGGCCCTTGGGCGGGCCGGGCAGATGCAGGCCCAGAACCAGTTGATGCGTCAGGTTGGCGTTCCCTCTGGACTGTTCGGAGCCAGCCGCTTCCTCGGGGAGGCGGCGAAGACGCTCGCCCCCGGAACTCAAGGGCAGCCAGTAAACCCGTTTGTGCAGGGGTACAATCCCATTCTGGATGTGTACCGCACCGGCAATCCGGCCCCGAGCTAAGAGGCTGACATGAGCGATCCAATCGGCATGGGCGACGAGGAAGAAGACGACATCCTTGATGGAGGTGAGGGTGGCTCCGAACCGCTAGCCCCATCTCCGATGGAACCCCGCGTCTCTGGTGGGGGTAGGCCGGATGCGATCCTCCAGTTGCTCGCGCAGGCGACGCGCACGGGATCTCAAGGCGAGCCTCGTCCGTCCTACGCAGCGGACATCGCCGGGGCGCAGAACCGCATCTCCAGGATTCTTGCGTCTGGCTTGAGGGGTTTGGAAGAGACCAGCGGGCTTGAGCGCATCGGTCAGGCCGCGATGCAGACCCTTGCCGGGCAGGGGCGCATCTCATTCCCGCAGGCAGAGGCGGCGGCGCAGCAGCAGGATCTTTCGCGCGCGTACAACATCGCCAATGCGCTCTCCGGGCTGGCAAAGTCAGAGGGGACCGGAAGGTTGACGGCAGCGCAGGAATTGAACTTTCTGATGCGTGGTCAAGAGGGTGAACGTCGCGAGCGAACGAACTTCTCCAACAACACCATGACGATGATCCGCTCTGCGGTTGCAAATCTGGAGAACCCCGGCGAGGGAATTGCCTTCATCGACCGGCGGATGCGCGAGCTTGGCGCTAAGTCGGAAACTCCTCTTGACAAGCTTGCCGAGATCCGTGGTCAAGCGCTTGGGGAGTTGTCCTCCCAGAGGTTCCGCACGAAGAAGGAAGGCAAGGGTGGCGGCGGCGGGGCTGAGGCCATTGGATTCCCGCTCAATGAGGATGGGACGCCCAACTTCTTTGCAAGCATTGGAAGGCCCAAGAACGCCACGGAGCGAGCTTGGAATGCCGCGACCCCAGTCCAGCGCAGGATGATCCTTGAGCGCGCCATTGAGAAGGCGACTGGAGAGGGCGAGTCCGCTGGGTTTGACATTGAAGTCGGAGAAGGGGGCACAAGGGTTTCCTATGGCAAACCCGGTGAGAAGGCGTATGGCAAGGCAGTCGCAGAATACGAGGTCTCAAGGGAAGCGTTTGAAGCGGTCAAGCCGGTAATTTCTCGCATGAATGCTGCGATTGACCAGTTCGGCGCGGGTATCCTCGGACCAGTCGGGGCATTGAGCCAAAGCTACAGCGCGCTCTCTCAACAGGTTGGGGCGTTGTTTGGCGGAAACTTGCCAAAGGACTTGAGGGGCAGCGAGAGGGAGATTGCCTCTCGGTTCAATAGCGTGATGTCTCAGGCTGGCATGGCTGACACAAATCTCGCTCAAATATTGTCAACAAACAACTCTGCTGCCGCAGCGACGATGAAGACGAACCTCATCTTCCTGACCTACTACGTTGCAAAGATCCTCGATAGCCGTGGCGCAATCTCCAATGGAGACGTCAAGACAATCATGAGCGCGGTTGGGAATAGTTGGGGTTCTGCGACAGATGCAAAGGCATCTCTGAGTGCTGCGCTTCAGTTGCTTCAGGACAAGGTGGATGCAAAGGAGGCTGCGGTTAAGAGGTTGGCTCCAAGAAAGCGCGGAGAACCCGCCGCCCCAGCCCAGCCCGCCGCCCCCGCCGCTAGTGCGCCGCAGCAGCCCGCCGCTCCCTCTGATCCAGCAGGCATACGCTGATGACTAAGCTCCAAGAGTTCCGCCAAAAATATCAAGGCGCATACGACGACTTGGACGACCAGCAGCTTGCGGACGCACTCCATCGCAAGTTCTATAGCGACATGCCGCGAGCGGAGTTTGACACCAAGATTGGACTGACCCCTGCTCAAGCGGCAGCCGCTCCCGAAGCGCCTCAGCAGCAGCCAGCTCAGTCATTTGCTGTTGAGGGTCCGCCAAGGCCGCAATTCCCCCTCCCAACCGCCATGGGGGCATACGAGTTCTTGAGGACCGGAGGTGGGGATGCTGCCAAGAGGCAGCTTGAGTCGGAGAGTCAGGCTCTTGGCTCCAGCATCCAGATTGGAGAGGCTCCCTTTGCTGCTCGCGCCAAGGCAGCGTTTGGCATGGAGGGTTCCAAGCCACTTGAGCAGTTGATGCCAGACTATGATTTCAGGACCATCGAAAGCGAAGGTCCACTCAAGGGCAAGCAACTGTACCGTCGCAAGAACTCGTCTGATCCGTGGTCAACGGTTGATAACCCGTACCTTGTTACCGGGACGGACGTTGGCGTGGCGCTTGGTGGCTCTGCTGCCCCGACGCTTGGCGGTATTGCCCTGTCGGTACTGACAAAAGGAAGGTTTCTTCCATTTGCGTCTGGGACTGGAAGTGGTGGTGGAGAGGTAATCCGCCAGAAGATTGGCGAGAACATCTTTGGCTTATCGCCAACCCCTCCGGGCGTCGATACGAATGCACCTGAGTATCGTCAGGCACCCGGTTCAATGACTCGGGAGCAGATGACCTCTGTTGGGCGTGAGGCTCTTGTAGGCACGCTCTCACCCATTGTTGGCAATGCCGTAGTCAATGCCTACACCCGGATCTTTGGTGCCGGTGCCGCCCTGCCGACGTTGAACGTCGCTTCGTATGAGAAAGCATTCCGCGCCATTGAGCAGGAGCTTGTGAGGATTCTTGGGCCGGAAGAGGCGCGCAATGCGATGGCCCGTCTCTCTGCCTCAGACGTTGCCGCGTCTCTTGCACAGGGCGGCATCCTGGACGCGCAGATCAACCGCATTCGTGCGTCGGCTGGGGCTGGAAGCGAAGCGTTCCGCATTGCAGAGCTGAAGAAGCAGCAATACCTAGAGAGCCTTGGGCGCAGGCTCCTTGGCATGGATGGAAGCGAGGTCAGCCCGACCGAAGTTGGGCGTGGGGTTGCCGCCAATGCCCCTCAAGGCTCCCGCCCTTCCTCAAATGTTCTCTCGGCCTCCGAGATAGAGCAGAGGGCTGGGGCCATCCAATCCCTTGGAGAGGAGCGTCGAAACCAGCTTGGAATGCAAGCCGTTGAGTCGATGTCTGCCGGTCGCGCCGCTCCCGTCGCGGGGAACACGCAAAGCATCATGCAGACGGTTGAGGGGGCTGCGCCTGCTGGCACTTCGGTTACGGGGCAGCAGACCATCAATCCGCGCAGTCCGTGGGTTGGCGCGCAGATCAGGACTGCGATCAACGATGCCTACGAGCGTGTGACGGCTGATCTCGGGCTTGATTTCCGACGCATTGAGCAGGCGCTTGCGGGGCAAACCGTCGCTCCGACCTCTCTCCAGCAAGCCGTTGTCCGATATGAAGACATCCTCCAGCGTCGCACATTCCCCTCCCTGTCACCGGAAGACGACAGGGTTGTTCGCGACTTCATTGATCGTGCCTTTGAGCGTGATGCCGAAGGGGCAATCATTGGGCTGCGTAACCGCTCCTACGAGGAACTGCGCCAGGATTCTTCCAATCTCAAGAAGGCAATCAGAGACTCCAACAAGGGCAACTGGTCTGGCGACATCCAGATGCTCCGTGACCTCGCGGATGCCATAGACAACGACATCTATCGGCTTGTTCGCGGCGCTCCGAATGGAGAGCAGCTTGCGGCTCGCCTTGAGGCGAACAATGGCGCTTGGCGCGAGGCCATGGACCTGTTTGAGCGTTCTGGCGCTGGAAAGGTCAGAAGGCTCCGCACGGGCGGCGCTGAGTTGATGCAGGACGAGCAGATCGCCTCGCGTGTAGCCAACGATGCAGAGTTCTCCAACAGCGTATTTGAGTCATTGCAGGGACCGGAAAACGCAGCGGTTCGGGCTACCATCGCCGCAACCCTACGGTGGGAACTCATCCGCCGCGCCGCTCCGGGGACTGGTCGCAATGTCAATCGCGAAGCTCTTGAGAACGTCATCCGGGATAAGCAGTCGCAGTTGAACCAATGGCTTGGTCCAGATGAGATCAACGCCTTGCGAACAAATGCCGACGAGATCCTCCGCGTCAGGGACGCAATGGGTGTCGGGCGCAACACCAGTTTTGAGGATTGGTTCGACAAGTCGTTCTGGAACGGCAACCCAGGCGATGTCGGCGTTGCCTTGCAGAGGCTTCGGACAGCCCTCCCCGCCGATGGCCCAGGAGGAAGCAGGCAGACCATTGAGACCTTGCAGGCCCTTACGAGGCAGAGGGTCTACTCGACCTACACCAAACTTGATGAGAACGGGCGTCGCGTGTTTGATCCCGACAGCTTCTTCAAGGACATGCTCGACAGCGAAGGAAAGCGCAACCAGTTCTTTTCCCAAGTTTTCGGACCAGAATACGCTGCGCGAGCCAATGCAATAGCGGAGGGTATCTCCAAGTACGGCATTGCGATCAAGTCTCAGGCAGACGCTGCAAGGGCTAGGTACACGACTGACGCGGCGCGTGGTCGCGCATCCAATGCCCTGAACGACTACCTCAACGCGCAAGACGACAGGGTGAAGGACTTCCTCGGAGTATCCAAGGACAACTTCAACGCGACCAAATGGTTTGACGAGCGATGGGGTGAGGCTGACGCCGGTCGCATTGAGAGGATCGTCAACTTCCTCGGCAAGGATTCGGAAACGGTCAAGAACATCCAGAACCTTGCCCTGAACCGCATTTACCGTGAGATCACGACGCTCTCTAAGGGCATGAAGGGAAGCGCAACGGCTGGCCCAGAGTTCGCAATCAACGAGGAGGCCCTCGTCAATCTTGTCAGGGACCCCGCCCGGAAAGACTGGCTGGTTTCCTTGTTTGGGTCTCCCGATGCTGCATACGCCCAGCTTGACAAGCTCGCCACGACGGTTTCGCTCCTGTCTCCTGGTCAGTCTCGCACCATCCTGACGCAAGCCACCGATCCTGCGCTTGTCTCCATTGAGCAGTTGAGGCGTCTGAGGAACGTCGCGTTTGGGCCTTTGAACCCCAATAGCCGACTGATGACCCGTATGATGGAATGGGGCAGCGACCAGTTGAGGGATAGGGCGGCGCGAGCGTTGGTGTCGCCCGATGAGTTCCTTCGCCTACAGCAACTGCTCCAAAGGACGGAGGCTGGCGAGATAACTGCCGGTGTTGTTGCCAGACCGGCGGTTGAATGGATGCTTCCCAACTCCACGGTCGGTGCGCTTGCCACGGTCAAGGAGCTTATCGGAGGCGCAATCTCTGGTGCCGCATCTGGCGTCCAGAACGTGATGGGAAGCCGTAACTCTGAGAGAGGAAACCGATGAAGAAGATGAACAAAGGCCAGAAGAAGGTCGAGAAGGTGATGGGCGAATACAAGCGAGGTACGCTCAACAGCGGCTCCCCGCGCGGTCCCGTCGTCAAGAAGCGGGGGCAGGCCATCGCCATTGCCCTCTCGGAAGCAGGCATGTCCAAGAAGCGGAGGAAGTGATGCCCAGCCACTACAACCATGAGAAGACCGAGTCCAAGGCCGAGAAGGCCCGCGAGTACGGCGGCGGCAAGAAGTCCATGGCCTCCTGCAAGGTGAACTGCCAGTACCCAACTGGCACGATCCCCTCGGCCAAGGTATCCATGGGGGCGCAGAAGACGAACCCCGCCCGCCGGAACCGCAGCTACTGAGGGTGCCATGACTGCCCTGTCGAAGTCCGCGCTCAAGGCCCTCTGGAAGGCTTACTTCCAGCCGACAAGTGCGGACTTCTCCAACCTCATCGACTCCTGGGCTGACTACCAAGAGGCCCTCGCGGTGGCGACCAACCTCGTCTCGGCAGGGCAGACGGGCGTCCCGCGTTTCATCAGTTCCACCTCGGCAAGCATCCTCCCGGTCGGGGCCACGGGCATTGCCCTCCTCTCGGCAGCCACCACGACGGCAGCCCAAACGGCCATTGGGGCCGGGACGGTTGGGGCGAGGGTCTTCTCTGCTGCGACCACGGCAGCGGCCATCACGGGCCTTGGGGCGGGGACGCTCGGCAGCGATGTCTTCGTCGCCGGTCAGGCCAACAGCGGTGCAGCGGTCTTCGGTGCCATCAACTCCATGGGCACCACGGCTGGCACGATCACGCTGAACCTGAACACCGCGCTCAACCACCGCATGGTCCTCTCGGGTGCCGTGACGTTCAACGCCCCCACGGGTGCGGTGCCGGGTGCGACCGGGGTGATCGAGTGCATCCAGAACGCTTCGGGCAACCAAGCCGCGACGTTCACCAATTCGTGGATCTGGGAGGGCGGGTCGTTCCCCGGATTGTCCACGACCGCATCGGCGCGTGACATGGTTGCGTACTTCGTCGCGGAGACGAGCGTGATCTACGCGCGCATCAGCACCGGATTTGCCTGATGTTCGGCGCGCATCCGATGTTCCGCATCGGTGGTGGTCAGGGCTACCAGATCACCAACTCGCTGCGCTTCCGCGCGAGCAACAGCGCGCACCTCACCCGCACCCCAGCAAGCGGAGGGAGCCAGACCACCTACACTTTCTCCTATTGGATGAAGAGGGGCGCTCTAGGGGCGCAGCAGACGCATTTCTCCGTAGCCACGAACTCCCAAAATTATTTTGTCTTGGGGTTTGGCTTCATAAACAACAACGATCAACTTGATTTTCTTTACGCTGAAAGCAACGTCATTACGGCGAGGAAGCAGACCTCTCGCGTCTTCAGGGACCCGTCTGCTTGGTATCATGTCGTGGCGGTCCTAGACACCACCAATGCAACCGCCGCAGATCGTCTTCGCATCTACATCAACGGAGTGCGGGAGACTTCATTTTCTGCGTCCACAGATCCGACGCAAAATACCAACCAGCACGGATGGAACACGGCAGTCGCAAACTACATCGGCGTTGCCAAGCCCACCTATGCGCTCTACCACGATGGATACCTCGCCAATGTCTACTTCATCGACGGCCAAGCCCTGACGCCCTCGTCGTTCGGCCAGACCGACGCCACCACGGGCGTGTGGGTGCCGAAGTCGTACTCTGGCACGTTTGGCACCAACGGCTTCTTCCTTCAGTTCAAGGACGCCGCCAGCACCACCACCATCGGCTACGACACCTCTGGCAACTCCAACAACTTCACGACGAGCGGCATCTCGGTGACCTCGGGCGTGACGTTCGACCAGATGACCGACACGCCGACGAACAACTATGCGGTGTGGTCCCCGATTGATAGGGGGGACACGGGCCTTGATGTGACGAACGGAAATCTTGGCTACACGATCAGCAATGCAGCATCTGGGTTTTGCCGGGCATCTTTCTCTGCATCGACTGGCAAGTGGTATTGGGAACTCACGGCTGGAGCAAATTGGACGGCTTCCCCGCAGCATGGAATCTCGCCAGTAAGCGCAGTCAACACTAGCGATGCTACCAGCGGTGGGGGATATGGTTTCGAGAGCGCCGCTACCTCTCGCTTGTTTGCCAACGGAGCGGCGACGGGAAATTACGGATCGCAGATCAACTCTGGCGATGTGTTGATGATTGCGGTCGATTTCGACGCAGGGAAAATCTGGTACGGAAGGAACGGAACTTGGTTTGGTTCTCCAGCCGGTGATCCCGCTGCCGGGACCAACCAGTCCCAAACGATCTCAACCGGCGTGATTTACGCGCCGATGTTCGGCAGGGATAGTTCTAACGCGACGACCACGAATTACGTCAACTTCGGTCAGCGCGCCTTCGCCTACACCCCGCCCAGCGGCTTCAAGGCGCTGAACACCGCGAACCTTTCTGTCCCGACGATCAAGAAGCCCTCGCTCTACATGGACGCCACGCTGCGTACTGGCACGGGCGCGACGGCGAGCTTGTCTTCGCTGGGCTTCCAGCCGGACCTCGTGTGGATCAAGAGCCGCAGCGCGGCAACCGATCATGGCCTCTACGATGCTGTTCGTGGCGTCCAGAAACAGCTTGAGAGCAATACGACGACCGCAGAAACAACTGAAACCACCGGCCTGACTGCGTTCAGCAGCAACGGCTACACAGTCGGCGCTCTGGCCCAACTTAACACCAACACCGCGACCTATGTGGACTGGGCGTGGAAAGAAAGCGTTACATCTGGATTTGACATCGTGACGTATGTTGGAAACGGGACCAACCGCACGATCAGCCATAATCTTGGCGCGGTCCCAAAGCTCATCATCGTTCGCTCTCGCGAGGCGACCAGCACCGGACGATGGCTTGTTCAGCACGGCACCTACGGAGCGGCGCGTTACGCCTACCTAAACGAGACTTTCGCCTTTGACACGGCAAATGCCAACCTTCGCTGGAACTCAACTGATCCGACAAGCAGCGTGTTTAGCCTTGGCACATCAAGCGACGGCAATCATACCGGCGACAACTACGTCGGCTATCTATTCGCCGAGATTGCGGGCTTCTCGCGCATCAGCTCGTACACAGGCAACGCCAGCGCGGACGGACCGTTTGTGTGGTGCGGATTTAGGCCCCGCTGGATTATGATAAAGGACGCAACGGCCGCAAATCTTGATTGGCGAATCTACGATACTGTCAGAGAGACATTCAACGAAATGGGTGGTGGTCTGGAGGCTGGAGACGCTGCCGCCGAAAACTATGCTACTTCCGTTCGTGCCATTGATGTTCTTTCCAATGGCTTCAAAATACGAGTGTCCGCATCAGGCTTGAACGGGTCTGGTGTGACATTTGTATTTGCCGCGTTTGCCGAAGCTCCATTCAAGTATGCGAGGGCACGATGATCTCCATTCTGTATGCGGCATGGTGCGCGTTCTGCTGGCGGTTGCGAGGGGGAATGATCAGCCAGATCACGCTTCAGCGTTTCGGCTATGCGCTCTCAACGGGCGAGACAAGGATGGCTTGCGCGTTCCTCATGGCGCTGCCGCTTGCCATCTTCAATCCGTGGCTCCTATCGGTCGCTCCTGCGGCCTTCGCCGCCATGACCCTCGGTTACTTCGACAAGTCGATGGGGCTCGAGGAACCGGGCCGCGACCATGCGTTCCTCGCGCTCTGGGGCGTCGCGGTGGTGGCGATCATGTTGGTGCCAATCGCGATCCTGCATCGCTCTCCGTTGATGCTGGCCTTCTC